TCATACTTTCTGCCTCCGTGTAACTTTTTCTTGTTTCTCAATCCTTGAAAGAAACCCCATGACCTGGCGGAGTTCCCAATCGTTACATTTAGCCAGATCAGCCTTCCCCATTTTCCGCAGATATCCGGAAAGCCTGACCTGGTAGTCTTTTCCCAGTACCGTGCTTGCCTTAACTTTCACGGCATCGCAGAACGTTTGTCTTTTATTAATGGAACGACCGAAAGGAATTTTACTTTTAGCCATAAGAAGGTTTGAAAGGGCGGTGATAATCTTGTAATACTGATCCGGCGATGCAATATCTTTTGCGGAATCTATTCCGGCAGCCCCGGACAGCAGAAGCCGGTAATCTTCATCTGTCAGCTCCGCTTCTTTTTTCATGGCGTGGATTCTGGCCAGTTCCTTGTTGCCAATCATTATTCTTTTTCTCTCCTTTACGTAAGCTGCTTTACCAGCGCTTCGGTGATGGTCTTGATGCCGGAAGCGTTGGCCATGCGGGCCAGTTCTCCGGCTTCGTTGACGATGGTGCGGAAACCGCCGCGGGAATGCCGGGCAAGGACGGAGGCGATATCTTTGCCGATGGAAAGGCCGGCAGCCTGCATGTAATATGTGGCCACATCTATTTCGCTGGCTTCGGCGAAAAGTACGACGGGTTTCCGTATCCGGGATCGGAGCCGGGGTACCTGATCTATTTTTGCTTTAAGTCCTTCCTCACCGACAAGCAGGATGGGGAGGTTACAGCGTTCGTTGACGCCCCGGAGCATTTCCAGGACTTTAATAGGGCACTTGTCGGCCTCGTCGATAATGATAAGCCTCCGCTGGTACTTGCAGTGTTCTTCCAAAATTGTGATACACTTACTCATGGAATAGGGGCGGGTGTGAGCGACCGCATCGCAGATGTCCCGGAGTACCTGCACCAGGGTAAAGCCGTCCACAAAAAGGATGTAAGCGGCGTTGTCGTTACTACGGCAAAACCATTTTGACGTGTAGGTTTTTCCGCGTTCAGCCGAGCCTATGGCCATGCCGATTGATGATGAGAGTGTACCGTCGGGGTCTGCCAATTCGCCTGCAAGAGAATTAAAATCGGACACTGACGGCGTCATCACCATGACGTCGGAGGCTATGCGGATACAATCCTGCCCCTCTTCCGGATATCCTTTTTCGACAAGTTCCTTCATGATATCCAACTGCTTCTGTTCCCAATTCGGATATTCCATCCGGGCAATGCGGGAAACCGTTGTGCGATCCAGTCCTACGTGCCGTGCAGCGGCGCCGAAGGAAAGGCTGTTCACTTCCAAATATTTAGCCAAGTCCATGTGTTACTCCTTGATTAAGATTGATGTAGACCTTCCACCGTGTTTCTTCCTCAGGCCCCATGCGGCTTTCATAATCTGCCTTGAAAAGCCGGTCACTGTGGGAGAGGTTTTCTCCGCGGAGGATAATGTCTAAAATTGCCTGATACCGTTTGTGGGTTGTAGAAAAAACCGCTTGCCGTTTTACCTGTTCTTTTTGTTCCCTGGCCAGACGGTTGGAGACTGCTACAGCAGCGTTGAATTCTTCGTCGGACATGGACGAGATTAAGGCTGCCTTTGCGGTTTTTGTTTCCACTGCTTTTTGAACTGCTTGCTGTGCTTCGATGCGAGGCTTGTATTCCGGAGAAGTAAGAACCTTGCCGGCAGCGGCAGACGCTTCCCGGAACGATGAAGAAACGGCACGCATGTTACTCCGTTTGGACGCAAGCTGCAGTGCGACCTCTTCACTATTGAAAGGATTGATCCGTTCTTCCGGTGTAAGGTAAATTGTTTCCCCATTCCTGGGATCCACTGCCCATGCCCCGGCATCAGGATCGTCAGGGTCGTGGAACACTTCCACTTTGAGTCCCGAAAGGCCTGCAAGGTTGCTGCGGTTTTCCCGAAGCATCGCCGCAGTAAGTTCCGGGCCGACATAGTTGCGATCTGAAATCCGCACCCGGTTTCCCTTAACAATTCGCTTGTCCGATTCAAGGAAGATGTGGCGAACGTCGTTAGGGTCGAGCCAGCTTGGTTCCCATCCTTCTTTTTCCTGGGCGTACCGAAGTTCATCTAATGGTGAACGTTTTAGCCCGGCATGGTTCCGGTTTTCGTAACGGACTATAGCGTCCTTTACCTTGCCGATAAACTCATCGTAAGAAAGAATAAAACCCCGTTCTTTCTGCCATGCAAGGCGGCGTCCCGCTTCTTCATCCTCCGCCGCAGTGGCAGCGATGTCCCTGACATAACCGGGAAGCACCATATCGGAAAGCAGCACTTCCATGGTCTGGAAAAAACGTTCGACAGGTTTTGCCTTGGCGTTTTTTACCCGGGCGAACATGCGCCGGTGTTCCCGGCGCCATTCTTTGAGGTTCGGAACGGCCGCTACAACGTCTCCCTGAACATCCTCTACGGCATACTCTCCGTTTTGTGTACGGTAGAGATCGGCGCTGTCCTGGCACGACATGCCGTAGGTTTGGAGGGCGTTCACCAGGTGGTCGATCCGCGCGGAACGTTCGGCGGCGCCGTTGTCGTTATAGGTGGAACCGAATTTACCGAAACGGATTATTCCCATTTTAAGGGAACGTGCAACGGTGCGGTGATTGTAGGCGCCCGGCTCAAAGTCAATGCCATACACCAGCCGTGTCCGCATATCCAGCCAGAGGTAACACTGCGGGCGGATGTACGTGCCGTTGTAGTCTACCCAGTAATCGAAGACGTGCTGATCACCAACGATGACCTGCATGGGCGCAAGGAGGGAGAGATCCCGGGCGATGTAAAAAATATTGTCCAGGGCGCGGGAACCTCCGGACGCATAGGTAATCAGAAGGCTGTGGACGTCCCGAAGGTGGGTGTAGGCTGACTGTTCGCTTCCTACTTTAAGGCCTTTCTCCCGTGCGGCCTGGACGGTTTTGTTGTACGCGTTCCGCATGGTGCAGTGCCCCGCATCCCGCCGGATAGAAAGGTAGAACGCTTTAAGGAGAACGAGCGCCTCCGTGTCCCAGGCATAAACCTTGCGGCCCTGCCGGGGACGCTCCGGAGGCTGGTAACCGTGTTCGTCGATGTCCTGAACATACCGGCGGACGGTTGAAACGCTAAGACTGAATTTTTCGGCAATCTGTTCTTCTGCACGGAACCGCTGCAGCCCCGAAGGGCGTCGTATCCATTCCTCGTAGACTTTTACCTTTACCAGGTGCTTCCGTTCAGTCGCCTTCATCTTATGTTTCTCCTGCCGTCTCTTCATCCGCGAGATTCTCTGCAAGAATGTTGGTAACGTCATGGATCTTTCCGGTAAGGTTCGATGCCGCCGCCAGCAAATCGGGCATCTTTTTAAACGACTCTAAGTATCCATGGATAGCGCGGAACATGAGGATTTGGGAATGGAGCTGTTCCTGATCTTTGAGCTGAAACCGGCTTTTTGTTTTTGTCAGCAACTGTATGTCGGCAAGGTAATCCCGCTTTGTCTCAAGGTGAAGGCTGCCTTTCCACAGTTCCGCAATTTCCTTATTTTTTTTGGCGGATAAGCGCTCACAGGCAATTTTTTCCAGTCCTTTGGTAAAGCCTTCCGGACGTACTCCGGTATGCATAAACCGGGCAATGAGACGTTCTTCTTCCCTGGTGGTCAGAGGCGCTTCCGTCAACGTCAGCATTTTCCATTCTTCCTGGCTGTACAGCTTATCTTCGCCGTTTTCGGAAAGTTCCGCCGGAATAAAGCGGCGGATAAAGCCGTTGGCTGTTTGCCGTGAGATACCAATAGCCTCACAAAAATCGTTCCAGGTATACCGGATATAATCTTCTGCGTCCGGGTCTGTCCTCTGCCCCTTCTGGCCATTGAGGTGCTTACGGGCGATGTACAGTTCCCGGACAAGGTCTGCGGTAAGCCCATGCCACCGGGCGACTTTTGGAGCAATACGATCTACCGCTCGCTGGTAATCCCATTTGGCCACCAGCTTAACCAATGCTGTGGGCGCTTCGGCGTTTGGGGCTATAACGTTTCTGCCCATGGATCAGCTTGCCTGTTTTAGCAGGTCTTTATTGACCTCTTCCCGGTTGGGCTGGCAGAAGAATTCATCCTTGACCTTGCGGACCGCATCCACCTGGGCCAGGGATTCGTCGTTCATTTCTTTCATGGCTTCTTTGTCCGGCTGTTTTTCAATGCGGATGTATTTGAGCAGTTTCAGTTTTTCAAGTAGCCCTACCGTAGTCTTTTTTGTGGAAATTGAGGTTGATTTCCGGTACCCGAAATCGCCAAATACCAACTTGATGGATTTACGATCTTTGAACAGATCGGCTTTGTTGTATTCGGAAAATGCCTGAATCTTGGCGGTCAGTTCAATGATCCGTTCCCGCAGGGGTTTCCCCTGCTTTGCACAAGCCGCTTTTATCTCCCCAATCTGTTTCTGCGTTTCCGCATCAAGGGTTTCGATTTCCCGTTCAAGAAGACCAACTTCCCGTATTACGGAATTGACATCCTCAAGGGTTTCCAGTCTCTCCGGCGTAGGTTTATAACGCGCCATGTTTCCCTCCTAACAATTTTCTTTGTCTATATACTCAAACCCATGCGGGTCGAGGTAACGGTGTACGGTTTCCAACAGGGCAATGTCCCCTGCTCTGTCGTAAACATCCAAGTTTTCTTCCGCCTTGAAATAACATTTCTTGTAATAGCGGAGTACGTCTGAATAAATAGGATGGTTTGAAAATTCCGCAAGGCCGCATTCGTCCACGGGAGGTTCGATGTGCACCACGGGAATTTTTAGACGTCCTGCAATCTCCAGTTCCAGGAGGCATCCTCTGGAATGTTCCCAACCCTGCAGTACCGCAATACCATCGCAATCAACGAGCTTTTTGATGCAGTACTTTAAAGCGGCTTCCCAGGACAGGTCTTTACAGGGAAACGTTGAAGGGCTGACAATTTCGATTTCAACACCTTCTTTTTTCGCTTTCCAGGCAATTTCTTTTTGGACTTTGTAAAAAAGCTCTTCGTAAACGTCTTCCCGGCCTGAAATAGGGCCGCATAAATAAATACGTTTCATGCACTCTCCTTGTAATGGGGATATTCTTTTTCAAATTCTTCCGGACTTCTGATTAAGGTGTCCCACCCGCAGACGGGGCAATACTTGATGTCCAGTGGTTTGTCTGCCGAAACGGAAAAAAACAGATCGCAGCCACCGCAGTAATAATCCCAGCTGCCGGGCAGGGATGGAGTTGTTAGGTTTATGTTCATATTGCCTTCCTTTGTTTTGCACGTGTGCCCCGGTTTTTTGTTTTACGTTCTTTCATCAACAAGCGGAGATCGGCAACGATCTTGCCGGCTTTTGTTAAATCCTTGTGGTTGGATATGAGTTTCAGGTGATTCATGATGCCAAGTTCTGCCCGGGAAACTAACAGTAGATTGTACAGGTCAAAGTTGCGATTATTCCCATCAGCAAAAATAACTACGTGACCTTTGGGTACCTTTCCGTTTTCCTTTTCCCAGATTACTGCATGCTTGCTTTTCCATGTACAATGGCTGATTTTAACCTTGATGTATTCTTTGGAACCATTTTTGACAATACACTCGCTTCCTATCGGCTTGAAATTACTGTATTTGCTGGTGTGGTGTCCAATTTTTTTTCCTTTACTCCAAGGTATATGCCCAGGTTTATAGCTGCCAATGCCGTTGAGTATTCCGTGTTTATAAATCAGGGTTTCCATTTGTTTTAAGGTTATCCGGAGACGAAAACGCTTATTAAACAATTTGGTCATTTCGATATAAGACCGTCCTCGAATATTCCTTTTGACAAATTGAATTTCTTCTGACGTATAATGACGATGCATACGCATTGGCTACTCCGTCAGCATCGGCGGTAGTTTTATTTTGCCGATTGCGTTGTCGGATGTTTTGATAGCATTTAAGGCTAAATTCCCATTGGCAATAATTTGCCCGGCAACCTTGCACATGGTGTCGGCACGTCTTATTTCTTCTGTAAGGGCTTCGCCTTTAATATCCCTGTCACCTAAAAATTCAAGTTGTTCAAACAGATGATTATGAAGATCCGTTAATTTGTTTTTCATGCTCCCTTCCTTTTTTCCCGTACTCCGGTTACGTTATCAAACGATGCCAGGATAAGGGCTTTCGCTTCCTCTTTATCCGTGGATGCGACCGAAACATTGCGACTGTTTTTTCCAAAAGAAACCATGAAGTGAAAAACTCGCCAGTCCTGATGGTTGTTTGAAATATTCATCCAGTTACTCCTTTTTTGCCATCCGGTTTACAAAGCGGTTGGCTTAAAATACACTTGAAGCATGAGGATGGAAGCTCATGTATTGGCAAGGTATTTAGCGTCTTTTTTAAAGACGAGGGTTCTTTTTGCGGAAGAACGTAGGAAAGCAATTGCGCCGCTTCGAAAAAAGCTGCCGCTTCACGTTCGAGAAGACGAATTAGATGCTCTGGTGACAGAGTTGTTTCTGGAATTTCATGTTCCTTCAGATTTCGAAAAAATACTTGTTTCAGTACGTTCCGAATTGCTTTTGGCGTTGGTTTTTCGTATGCAAGGCGCCATTTCGATATTAAGGAGCCAAGGGGACAAGACTTATCTGGTACGGGACCATAGCAAGATTTTTGGCAAGAAGCACACTTCCCGTTTGATTGAAATGAATTATATCCTTGGACGTTTAGGAATGATTCTGCTGGCATACAAATAGGGAACTTTTCAGCAGCACGCATGCGGCGCCGTCTTTCGATGGCCTTTTTAATCTTCTTTAAAAACATTATCCAGCCCTCCTTGTTTTGGGATTTTTCCATTCTTTCGGAACTGCTCCGATGAGATGATCCTTGCCGTCTTCGGAAAGTTCAGCCGGTATAAAATTCCTAAGCCAATCATTGGCGGTTTGGCGGGTAATACCGATTTCCTTGCATAAATCGTTCCAGGTGTATCTGGTGTAATCCGCTGCGTCCGGGTCTTTCCGTTGGCCTTTTTGCATGTTGAGTTTCTCGCGGGCGATGTACAGTTCCCGAAGAAAGGATGTGAAGTCTTTTCTTCTCATCCTGCACCCCCTTTCGGCAGTTCGATTTTTTGTGATATCTTTTTTCCTATGGTGTGTGCGATCACCTTCAATGCAATTTGTACCGGAAACCTGTTGTACCACACCGAAAGCGGTAATTGATTCCTGACATTCCCTGCAAGGTGCTCCGGGAATATCAAACGGACAAATTCCTTGAGCTCTTGTCCCATAACCCTGGGTACAAAAATCTTTTCTTCTCATCCTGCCCTCCTTGCCTTGACGGCCCGATCGGACTCCATGACGTTACCTAGTTGTTCCATGGTGGCTTCGCCAAGTTCCTTCCAACGGCCGGAGTATTCTTTTTGAAGGGTTTTTACAGATTTTCCGGTTGTGGCTGCCCGGGCTTCCAGAACTACCTCGTTCCAGTTACTTCTACCTAAGAGTCGAGCAACTTCAGCTTCTACTCGGATAGAACGCCGGCAGCCATACAAAACCATTGAGATCAAGGAAGAATCAATCCCTAAGCCTCTGGCGACTCTGCGTAGAGAAAAACCAGAATCTTTTAACTTATACTGGATGTTAAGACCTTCACGACGATTTGGCCTAATACGGATGGGCGGTTTAGGCTTGCCCGCAGCCCTTAGAGATGGTAAGCTCAAAATAAGCCTCCTTGTTGGGGTGTTTGCGAGAACGGCGAACTTCTTGGTGGAATGGCGCCGTTCTCTTTTTCTTTTCTAAAGTCACCAATATGACTTGTCGATATTATATTCGGTCATATTTTGAGATTTGTCAATACAAAAAAGACAAAAAATGAGAAATTATTTACGGGAAAGGAAAAATAATGTCAATTTCAGAGAGATTGATAATTTTTAGACAACATTTGGGATTGAATCAGAAGCAAATGGCAGAAAGGCTTACTATTCATCCTAGAAACTGGTCAAGATACGAAAATGGGGATGTTTCTCTGCCAGAGGATGTTCTTTTAGGTTTATACGGACTTGGTTTAAATATTCTGTGGCTTTATACCGGCCAAGGGGATATGACTGTAATCGACAAATCAATAACAATTATTACACATCATCCTCCGATTTCTTCACCATCAAGAGGTCAAGAAGCTGACTCTTTAGTGGAAGGCGCTCAACCAGCAAAAAGTCAAGAAGTTGACTTGGCAGATGGTGAAAATGGGTCTATCATAGAAAGTGCGCCCGAAGCGGGAGGGGCGCCGGGCAGCACCAGTGAAGCGGGGAAAGATACCTTGAAAGCGGACGTGGTAAGAACAAGCAAGACCGGGGGGATACCCCTCATTTATCCCGGGGATGAGCGTTTAAAGAAGGGAATCATTATTCCCTATTTGGAAGATCAAAAAGCTTCCGCCGGGCATGGGGCGGAACTACAGGACGATGACCGGCCATACCGGTATTTGGAGGTTCCGGCCTACCTGAGTCACTACCCGGACTTGGCCATGCTCCCTGTGCGAGGCGACAGCATGGACCCCACCCTGCACGATGGGGACATGGTGGTCTGCGACAGCGGCGGCTGGGACGGCGACGGGGTTTACGTCATCAAGACCAGCGACGAGGCGTTTGTAAAACGGGTGTTGCACACCCCTGACGGCTATCAGGTGGTCAGCGATAACAAGATGTACCCGGGATACCTGGCACGAAATGAAAACCTGCGCATTGTGGGGAAGGTCCGGGCTGCAGTGATCCAATTGCCGGGGAGAAGAGGGGGAATATGAGAAGAGCGCTATTGTTTGCGCTTCTGGTATTTCTCGCCTATGGGCTTTTTGCACAGGAAGGATTTCCGCTATACGGAATCAAAGCCGGAGATTCGCCGGAGACAGTTGAGTCCCTTTTTATAAAGGCTGGCTATACTAAAAACAGGGAAACTGTAGGCAAAACCAGCAGTAAGGATTTTTGGCACCCAGAATACTATGTCCTTTATGCGTATTCAGAAGAACCTGACTATTTCTTTATTACGTATTCTTTTCGAGCCAAAGTTGATTTTTTTGAATGTGTTTCCTCTATGAGGAAAAATCTTGGGAACTTGTACTCTCTTTCAGACAGAGAACGCAAGGCAGAATGGCGGATTTCAAGTGCCACAGGGTCGATAGTTATTAAACTTTCGCAAGATACGGACGATGGCAATACTTCTCTATGGATAGATTTTTACAAGAACCGTTAGGAGACAAGTGAGTTTACCCCGGACATGCCGTGGGTATAGAGATGGGTCAAAATGAGCCGCTTTTTACATAAATTGGCCTGAATTATCAATTTAGGGAAAAACTTATGAATTAATCCTTTTTTGTGTGATTTCCCCGCTTTTTAAAGGGTAAATAATGAAATTGTATAAATTTCCGATAAAAAATATATAAAAAACTTGAGCAAATACATAAGTTTTGGTATAATACAGTATTATTTTTATATACAAACAGGACAAAGTTTGACCCTGTTGGTGATTTGTTGACGGTAAAATAGGGCTATTTTGGCCCTTGGCTATTGTTTGGAGGCAATAGAATGGATATGGATAAAGATGCCATAAAGACAATGATTGAATTGTCTGATACATGGGAAGAAGCTGACAAGGTAATTGATGAATTTACCTCCTGTCGGGAAACCCGCGAAAAGCTTTTTTACCTCTACGGCATGTTTGATGTGTCTATTGTTGCCCGCACTGGTGACAGCGATGACGGCGAAGCCGTAGAAGCCGATTACCGGGCGGTACTTTCCGCAATAATCAACCAAAAATGGCGGTGAGTATTCTTGCTAGAAAAAGACATAAAAGCCAAAGCTTCCGATGTAAATAATATTTCGCTTGATTATCATTTGACTCATGCAGTTTTTGCCTGTGATAGGCTGTTGGCAGAGGATTTTAAAAAAGCTGGCGGCGAAAAGATGAAAGAACTGAACACAAAGCTTCAGGATGCCTACCGGAAAAAGGATACGCTCGCTGTGGCAAAAGTCATGGAGGAGATAAAGGCACTTTCAGTAAAGAAATATCGTATTTTTGTTGACTATATTGATATGCACCCTGAAGCTGGAAGAGTTGTAAAAGCCGATAACAAATTAATAATTTCCCTGCCACGAAAACTCGCTACTGATGCCAGGGATGAAAAAGGTGTATTTAAGCCAAGCGGTGTAGAAAAATTGCGGAAGGTAATGGCTCATGAATTGGGGCATGTTGTTTTACATACAGAGGCACTTATCAACACAGACAGCCTGAACGGTTCCATTGATCTAAAAGGACAAGAAGAGCAAGAGGCTGAAATATTTGCTGTTGAATTACTTCGCTTACGTCACGAGCGCAATAAGCTCTTAAAGTCTGCTGTATAGGCAGAGATAACAAATTGAAGGCCTTGGATGCGCCGCGGCTTTCTTATTTTTTTTCTGGTTGCCACGGGTACATTAGCGACTGTACTTGGTAAAAGCTCTTAGAATCCACAATGAGCTTTTCTATTGCCGCGCCCATGCAGTCAGTCCGCATCACAGGAACGAGTGTCATGAAATCAAACTGGAACTCATACTTAAACGCCTGCCATTTTTGTTCAAGTTCTTCCGCCGTAGCGTTTACAATACCATGCCGGTGTTTTGCGCAGATGGTAGAAAGCTTGGAAATTGTCAACAGCGTGTTTGCCCCACCGAAAGGGCTGAGTTCGTACATTGCCCGGTTACAGGTCTCGTGAAGGAAAACGATTTTTTTCTTTAGATCGACCGTCCCTATTTCATAATCGTATTGGACGCCTGTCCAACAAATAGAACAAAGCAGTTTACGGTATAGTTTTGCCCGGCGTGGGATTATGGCGCCCGCCACGTCTTCGGTTTTTCTTTTCCGGCTGAGCATAACCTGCTGTATAATAAGAATGCTAACAAGAAAAAGGCCATTAACAACCGCCGCCAAGATTTGGTATATGTCCATAACAGTATCCTCCATACCGGTATTATCCCATGACGGAACGGCAGTAGAGCGTTACCAGGAACCCCTGCTGTAGCCGGTTCCTTCTTTCTTTATGGGATACTTCTTCTGGAGGTATTCCATGATTCACAAAGACTATATCTGCGCGGTCCTTGAACGCTTTGAAGGCAAAGGCATTGAAACAGGCTATGTGCCGTGCAAGGGCGGGAACTACCGGGGCATCGGTAATTGGGAAAACAAGGTAGTCTACGGGGCTTCCGGCGTAACCATCGGCACCGGCGTAGACCTTGGCCAGCAGACGCAAAGCGGGCTTCTGGCAATGGGTGTCCCGCAGGCTCTGTTAGCAAAACTGGTTCCGTATCTTGGCTTAAAAAGAGAAGCGGCGCTGAAAAAGCTTTTTGAACTTCCTTTAAAGCTCACACCCGCAGAAGTCAACATCCTGGACGCAGCGGTTAAAACAAAATACATCAATACCGCAGCGGCGTTGTTTGGGGGCACGTTTGGGAATGCGCCGAAACAGGTACAGGCGGTAGCCGTCTCGATCCACTATCAGTTCGGCACACCGTTCAGGGCGGAGTCTCCCAGCCTTGGGCTTGCCTGGAAAGCGCTGCAGACGGGTGATTATAAAAAAGCCGCCGGGTTTTTGCGGGAACTGGACGGATGGAGCATGAACCACCGCCAGTATATGGTACGCCGCCGTGCAGAGGCGGATATCCTGGACAAAATCGGCCGGGAATAAGTAACGGGGAGTATCTCCCAAAGGAGTGTTTTATATGGATATGTCGGGTCTGTTTATGGTTATGAACAATCTGCCGCTGTTCTTTGCGTTACTGGCGGTAGTCGTTGTCGTCGTCCTAACCGAACTTATTAAAAAGCTGGACAAAAAAGACCGGCTTAAGGGGTACCGGGTGTATATCCCGTTTGCTTTGTCGTTCGTTGTGGTTGGGCTGCTTCGTTCGGGCAATTTTTTTCCGTCAGAACAGTACGGGTTCTGGGCGCTGGCCGTCTTTGCCGTTTCGGTGTTTTTCTTTGAGGCGATTCTTAAAAAACTAAAAACCGTTTTCGGCGAGTAAGGAGGGGTAATGTGGTACGGAAAGCGGCATTGTTTACTGTTGTTTTTCTTGTTGGTTTTCTTGCCGGCTGTTTTACCGCAAGAGGTGTCAGTTCCGTTTTCCGTGCTGGAAAGTCTCCGGCAGGAGGCGGCATTGATACGGCAGGAATCGGCCGCGCTCAGGAGCTTGCTGGCGGTATCGGAACAGGACTCAACAGCCTTGAGGAATCGCTTGGCGTTAGTCGAAGCGAAGTTGAGCAGAGCCGAAGCCTCGTTAGCGGAAGCCTCTCGGAACTTGGGGCTGTCGGAAGCGGCCTTGATGCCCTTACAGGAAGACTTGGCGAAGCTCAGGATCGAGCTGGCAGAATTGAAGAAGCAGGCCGAAGAATCGAACAAACGCTTGGAGCGTTCTGAACGACAGGTAAAACTCTGGAGGAACGTAGCGATTAGTGTCGCCGCGGTCTTTGCTTCGGTGGAAATAGGGAGGGGTTTGGCAAAATGAGCAACAGTGTAGAGATCATAAAAGATGTCGGCATTATTGCGTCGTTACTCGGCGTTATCGGAACGGCAATCAAGGCAGGGCAGTGGAAAGGGGAACACGATGTACGGATCAATACCCTGGAAAATGTGCTAAAGAACACCGTCGCTGAACTGTCCAAGATGCACGACAAGGTCGACGGGATTGAACGGGAACTGCTTGAAGTCATGACAGGGCTTAGGAAGGATGTCGAATACATCAAGATATCCGTGGATGAAGTGAAAAACAGGCGGCGGGAATAATGCCCCGGAGAAGTATCCTGGAACTCAAAGGGCTTGTCGATCGGGCCTACAAGATGTTCCAGTACGACAAAATGACGACCGCCGAAATAACGGACGTCTTAAAAGACGAGGGGTATTTGGTTTCCCGGGCCGGTGTCGGCAGGGCAATTCGCAAGAAAAAACTTGACATGAAACGTTTTGACGAGGCGTTACAAAGTGCGCAGGCCATTGTCAAGGCAACCGAAGGCAGCCCTGGGACAGACATCGGCGAAGCGGCGATACAGCTGACCATGACCAAGCTGCTGGATGAAATAAAAGCGATAGAAGATTTCCGGGACATGCCCAGTAACGAAGTCGTGCTTGCGGTCGCCCGGGTGTCCCGGGCGTTGGCGGCAGTGTCCCGGCTCAAACTTGATTATGAAAAAGGGTATAAGGCGGGGTTGTTCCGCGCACTAAAAGAAATAGAGGCAAAAGCACGGTCGCCGGAAGAAACGGCAGCGATACTCCGGAACATTCTGTCAGGGCAGTCCGATGGAAGCGCTTGATATCCTTCTACCCTACCAACAGGCGGTACTGCGGGATCGCAACCCCTTGCGGATATGGGAAAAGTCCCGCCGTATCGGTGCATCCTGGATGCTGGCGGCGGAAGCTGCTCTGGAAGCGATGCCGCAAAAAGGCGACAATACCTACTACATTTCGTACAACCACGATATGACCAAACAGTTCATCGAAGACGCAAAGTTCTGGGCACGGCGGTTTCACCAGGCCGCTCAATATCTGGAAGAAGACGCCGTTGACGAAAACAATAAAACTTTTAAAGTCTATGCCCTGGTGTTTACGTCCGGTCACGGCGTGTTTGCGCTTCCGTCAACTGAATATGCAATCCGTTCCAAACAGGGGAACGTTATTTTTGACGAGGCCGCCTTTACCAAGGAGTTTGAAGGGATCAAGAAAGCGGCGCTGGCCCTGCTGATTTGGGGCGGTAAGTTTACGATATTGTCTTCCCACAACGGAGACGACAGCCCGTTCAACCTGTTTTTACAGCGGGTAAAGGCAGGGGAAGAACCGGACTGGAGCCATCATCGGACGACCTTTGCCCAGGCAGTCAAGCAGGGCATTTATAGAAAAATCTGCCAGGTAAAAAAGCAGGAATGGACGGCGGAAGGGGAACAGGAATTTGTCCGGCAGATCCGCCGGATATACCGCGACAATGTCGAAGAAGAACTCGACTGCGTCCCTGTTCGTTCGGGTCTCCGGTACTTTCCCCGGGTCATCCTTGACCCCTGCGCCGATAGTAACATTCCGGTTGTGCGTAAAGGATTTAACGATGCGTTCCTGCGGGAAAAACGGAAGAAGCGGGAACAGACGGTAGAAAAATGGTTTGAATCAGAGATCGCTCCCCTTATACAAACTATTGAGAACCCCGTTGCTGTCGGAGAGGACTTTGCCCGTTCCGGGGATCTGACCGTGTTTTGGCTGACGGAAGTGTTGGCAAAAAAATACACCGGGACTGCGGCGGTAATCGAACTGCGGAACTGGCCGTTTGATCAGCAGTGGCAGTTCTGGCTGTTGCTGGTAGATGCGTTGGACAACCGCTTCCTTGGCGGCGCAGCCGATGCGCGGGGCAACGGTCAGATGATCGCCGAGAAGGCGGAGACCGAATGGCCGGGAAAAGTTATATCGGTGATGATAACCCGCGCCTGGTACGGGGAATGGTTCCCTAAACTGAAAAGCCGTCTGGAAGACCGGGAGTGGACGCTTCCTCTGGACGATTATCTTATCGGCGATTTCGGCGTGGTGCGGATGAAGGCGGGGTTCCCGCTGATCGAGGATTCAACACGCGAAAGCGGATCATCGGCGCTGTCAAAAAAACGGCACGGCGACGGTGCGGTTGCATCGGCGCTTTCACTCTGTGCTGTGGAAACGTGCGAAGACGACACGGCGCCCCATGCGGAAGTAACGGAAAGCGGCAACGATGATATATGGAGAGGCTATTGATATGATTAATCCATTCAAGAAAAAGGAATTAGAGCAACGCATTATTGATATCGGAACGTTCCGTTCGTTTATTTCTGCTATAGACGATGCGTCCGACTGGCTCTCTTCAGTCGGCGAAACGGCACGGGTTTTTTCCGACATGATGGACGACGGCCGGATTAGTTCTTTAATTGAGCACCGGCAGAACCGGGTGCTGTGGCTTGATATGTTCCCTCATGACGGGACTTCGGATCAGCTGAACAAAGCCTGCCGGCACGCCATCAATTTTAATAAACTGCAGAAACTTTGTATGCAGCTCTTAAACGCCGTCCCTCAGGGACTGGCTGTTACCGAAGTTGTATGGGAACAAAAAGACGGCCTCTTTGTGCCGGTTGATTTTTGTCCCATCCTCCGTTCAAAGATTACGTTTCCGCTTCCGGGATCGGACTGGAAGGTTCCGGTGTATGAACCGACACGGCAGCGGCTTGACGAACCGTATAAATTTCTTATCCACCGGAACGACCGGGGAACCGGCAACCCCTGGGGGCGTCCGGTACTGCGCGCCGCATATTGGCCGTGGAAGTTCAAAAAGCTGGGGTTCAAGTTTTGGATCATGGCGGCGGAGCGCATCGGCGTGCCATCGATACTGGCGATCTTTGACGCCAAGACCGACGAGGACGTACGGAAGCGGGCAACGCTTCTTTCAAAGCTATTGTCAACACTGCGGAGCGGATCGAGCGCAGCTCTGGGGAACGTAAAAGAAGTAAAGTACCTGGACGCAGCGGGGGCACTCCGTGATTTTGACATTATCGTAGAAACCTGTAACACGGAAATTGCCTATGCCGTTACCGGGCAGAGTCTTTCGACCAACCAGGCTGAATACGGAACGAAAGCCCAGGGCGAACTGCACGAACGGAGTTTTGATGCGATCACTTACGGCGATGCGCAGGCTTTGCAGGCGTCGATACAGCCTTTGTACGACTGGTTTGCGGAAATCAATTTTCCCGGACAGGAACCGCTGCAGTTCGAGATCGACGCCGGGGAAAAGGTAAGCTGGAAAGTATTGGCCGAAGCAATCGACCGTGGCATTCCGGTCTCAAAGAAAGCGATCTACGGGTTGCATAAAATTCCCGAACCGGAAGACGATGCGGACAGTTTTGTAAAGCCAGCCGGAATGCCTTCCGCTGCAGCTTTTGACGAGGATTTTTCTGACGATTTTTTTCAACGCCGGGCCAGGTAGAAGAAAGGGCGAACCTGGCTCGTTTAGATCGTCTGGAGGCGCCCTATCGGCGCCGGATCGGTCAAAGCCTGTTAGAACGGATACGCGCATGGGTTAAAGCGGCGGAAGCAAACCCCGCCCTGCTTAATGATGTGGCGGCGGTCCTTCCGGTTGATTACAAAACCCTGGGGGCTATTCACGAATTCCTGATACGTTCCTGTTTGATGGGAATGGATACGGCATCTAAAAAACGGCGGAAGGAAAACTTTGCCGATCCGCTACTGCTTCCCGATGCGCCGATAGAAACGCTGCCCTTTGAAGAAGCGCTTGCGTTTTTGCAGACTAAAATCCCGTTGACCAAAAAAGCATATTACGAACTGGACGATAAACTCAGGCACCGGGCGTTTACCGTGGGTCGTTTAAACGACGGCGACGCCGTAAACCGGGTTAAGGGGATCATCAGGACAAATCTTGAAAAAGGCGGTACCATCTCAGATTTTTATACAATGACCGATACGGAAATCCTTGACGGCCTGGGCTTTGGAAAGGGCAATATGTCGTACTGGGAAACGGTCTATAGAACAAATGAAGCGGCCTCACATAATGCAGGACGCGCTATGGGTTTTGAGGCCGACCCGCCGCTTGCTCTGGAACTGGTCGGTATCCGTGATTCTCGGCAAAGTGATATCTGCGCCGCTTTGACCAGTCAGCCGTTTGTCCGGCGTTATGACGATCCGATCTGGAAAACCCTGTGGCCGCCGTTTCATTTCAGCTGCCGTACGATGGTCCGGGGCATTTACGACAAAGCTGAACTGGACGAATACGGCGGCGCTGAAAAGCTTTACAAGCAAGGGCAGCCGGTCAAACCGCAAAAAGGTTTTGGTGCGTATCCGCTGGACAAAGAAAGTTACTGGCGTCTTACTCCGGAAATGATACACCGTGCGAAGGAATACCGGATTGACGGAGAGATTGTTGTAGCGGCTCAAAAACTGGGGATGAAAAACTACGCTATGGAGCTGGTCAAAGGGTATAAGGAGATATACCCGCAAACGTCCAGCGGAGGGTTTGTAAAGAGGGCGCTGAATTCCACACATTCAGAAAAAGAAATTGCGTTGGCCAAAAAAGCGGCTGATGACGGGCATGAGATTTATCTGCTGCCGGAAAGCAAGATTGAAAGAGTAAAAAATCCCGATGCGATCATAGACAACCAGGTGGGCGAGTTGAAACAGGTTGAAAAACCAAAAGGTAGTACTGTAAATCAGTTGATCAGAAAAGCACACGACCAGGGAGTTTCTACAGTTATTATAGAAGTACCCGATCAGCTTCCCTGGGCTGTTATCGAAAAAGAGGTAAAGGGCCGCATGGGAAGCATAATAAAATCGGTCTTTGTCTATTGGAATGGGGCTTTTCATCCCATAAAAAAATAACCCTGCCGTAATCCCTGATCCAATAATTGGTACAGGGCCGACAGGGCTTTGTTACCTTAACTATCGCCCTTTTTGAGGGAATTGTCAAGCGGATTTTTGATAGATTTTGTAAACCCTCAAAATTGATTTTAAAAGAGGTCTGAGACTTTGGCATTTTTTGCCCTAAATTTCTCAAATTTCCCCGCAGTTGAAAATTTAGGCCGTGTACACGGGCCGTGTATTTCATTTTTGCCTATGGGCAGTCATAATACCTTTTTTGAAAAAAGATCGATTCTGGGGGTTTTTGAAAATTTCGCTTTTTATGCTGTTTTAGGGCAAAGAGGCAGGTATTTTTCAAATGCGTCTGTTTTACCGCTTATTAGACAGTCGAACACTTTTTGGGAAAACTCCGATATATCCTCTGCATCAAAAGCGGATAAAATGTTTTTGTATAGTTCCTTCAACTCAAGCATCATCACAACCTCCTGTTATTTTCCCACAAACATTTTTCTTTCCGCCGTTTCCAGGAGAACCCCTGGTAAAGCCGATACACGTTTTTCATCTGCTACTATTAACCCCATATGCGAGTCAGGAATTTACAACTTGCCCGAACGGGTGTGTTCGGCCAGGATGGCGCGACTATTACCTTACAGGATTTGGCTGAGGTTAAGGCGAATTTTGCAGGACGGCCGCCGCTGACCCTTGGGCATATTCCGCACGGACAAACCGAAGGCCCTCGTTACGGACGGGTACTGTCGGTCGACCTGGCGGAAAACGGACACCTCCTTTTGGGTAAGGTTGAGTTTGGAGACGTTGCCGATGATGCGTATGCGAAAGGGTTATATGACGGATGGTCTGTCAGTATTCCCCGGCGCGGCAAGGACGGCACACGGTATCTGCATTCGTTGGCTTTGCTTGGCGAGACACCTCCAAAGATTCCCGGACTCAAAGAAACAGAAACCGTCAGCTATGAATATGCAGACGGCGATCAAATCGAGACGTACACCTTCGGGGGTACGATACAAGAACTGAAGGAGGATAACAGCGTGGATCCTGCGAAAGAAACGGAAGAACTGAAGAAAAAGGCTGAGGCGCTTGAAGCGGAGAATAAAAAACTCCGCGAAGAAAAAGAAGCTGCAGAAAAAGCCTCCGCTGAAGCTGCGGCAACCCCCCCGGCTGAAACGAAGCCGGAGCCTGCCGCCGGTCCGGAGAATACCGATTTTTCCGACCGCCTGGCAAAGATGGAGGGCGAAGTCCGCAAGAGCCGGGTCGAAACCCTGATGGCAAAGGTCAGCGGGAAAATTCCGGAAGGGTTAAAAGACAAAGTAAAAGGCCTGGCATCGCGTATTGCCAGGGACGATGAATCCTTTAACTTTTCCGACGGGGGGAAGGACACGAGCGCAAAAGCCGTTGAACTTTTGGGCGACATTCTTACCCAGTGGCCGGCGCCGGTAAAACCCGGGGTCAGCGGAATCGACTTTGCCGATCCGGAATCCGGCAAGGCTCCTGACTGGAGCAAGGTGGCCGCCGGTATATAACCGCGGTCTTTTATACGCACTTTTTAATATAAGGAGCAATTGTGAAAGAACAAACTTTTGTCGGCGATCGTGGGGTATTACACCCGATGCACCCGGCAGTCGTTGAGTCCATTGTCGTTGACGCCGGCAAGCCGCTTAAAGCCGGAACGGTACTGAAGAGCGGCGCTTCCGGCGCAACGCCAGCCGCGGATGCCGATACTCCCGCGTATGTCCTTTTGGAGGACATTGATGTTGCGGGCGATCCGAAGCCCGCCCGCTGCGTCTGGCACGGAACCGTAGTACGCGCCCGTCTCATTGACGCTTCCGGCGCAGTCGAAGCAACAGCGAGCGATACGCTGGTAGGGAAACTTTCACCGGCGATTTTCGCGGTGCAGGATTTTGATTATACCAGGATGGGTTAAGCGATAACGTTGGTGACGTTGCTTAAAAATTGTCAGTTTTTATTGAAGGAGTAGAAATGCCAAAGATTATGATACGGCCTGAAGACATCGAGAGTGTCGTAGCCCAGAATCCGCCGGAAGAAAGCCTTGCTATGGAGTACTTCAAGCGGAGACCGTTAAAAAATTCAACTTTTATTGCCGTGGAAGACATAAAGCGTGAAATCGGGAATGTCCCGGTCGTTCGCCGCGGTGATTCCGGTATCAGACCCAGGATGGAGGCATCGGTTGAACTGATAGAACCGATGCCCATCGAAATCGACGACACCTTTTCGGCGGTGGAACTTGACGAATATGAACGGTCAAGCGTAGCCGGACGCCAGCAGCTGGTTAATGAAAAATTACAGCAGCATCTGATAATCGTCCGGGAAACAACCAAGGCGCTTTGTGTCCAGGCGCATTCCGGCAAGATCAACTATGCCATGAAATCCGGCGCTTCCCTCGTCCGGTACCAGGTAACGTATGGCGATGGGTTGATTAAAAACGTTCCCTTTGCAAAAACCCTGGCAGCCCTTAATGTCGGCGATCTGATCGAAGCAATCAGCAAAGGCACGGTTGCCCTCCACGATCAACTCGTTGGAGGCCCTGTGGATATCATTGCTGCTCAAGATGTCTTCACAGCGATCGTGTCGTTGATAGCAAGTCAGAAGTCATTTAACGCTACGGTCGGCAACGGAGAGGTTACCCTGGGCGGATTCAGAATCTTGCTTGACAGTGATTCCTACGTGGACATTGCCACCGACGGAACCAAAACCAACAAGAAGCTTGTTCCTTCCCGAAAGCTTATGTTCAGGGCGGTAAACGGCGGCCAAAGTATGCCGTACCTGAAATTAGATGACGTTGTGTTACGGGAGGCTGTGCCAATTTACTCTTTTACAAAAGATCGTGATGACCAGCGTGGAACAAATATTTTCACAAAATCAAAACCGTTCCCGCTCATCAACACCAGGGCTATCGTAACCGTCGAGTTTGCGGCGTAGCAAAGCTGCCCGGTTCGGATATCCGGGCCGGGTCAGTTTTTTGTATAAGAGGTGTGTATGGTAACCGTACAGGACGTGCAAAAAGACATCACTCCCCAGGATTATTTAACACTTTCGCTGGGCGATGACGCCAATACGGAGCGTGCTCTTGAAAAGGCGGTTATCTGGGCCAAAGGGAAAATTCTTTCTACCGGAAATGCCTTTGACCCCGAAAACGAAGTGGTAAAACAGATCATCGTTACCCGTGCCCTGTATGAATTGTGGTTCTTTGTCGGGTTCCCAGACAAGGCACGAGCCAAAGAAGAGGACGCCAGGGATTTGATTGAATCCTACTTCGGGTCCATCAAATCAAAACACGACGAAGACCGGTTCGGCCCTCCGGACGGGGCCGTTGTCGTTCCGGAACTGCCAGACTATGGGCGTTAAGATTCTTGCCAAGCCCGCACCCAAGGCAGGGAGTATTCGGGCAATCCCAAAAGCATTCAGGCATGTCGCTATGTACCTTCAGTCTCAAGCAGATAAACGAATAAAGAATTCAATCCCGCCGCCGAACAGCTCTTTAACTACCTGTGTAAAAAAGGGGAACTTAACCTTGCGTGATTCCGGGGCGCTTATGAGAAGCATAGCCCCGCATTCGGGAGACCTTTGGGCTGATTGCAGTACCAATTTAAAACAGGCGCGGATCTTACAGTACGGCGGGACAATTAAAGCAAAGGGAAAAACATTGTGGATCCCTGCCGGGCCGGAGACCCGGCGCAGGATGAAGGGTTTAACCATCAGCCAGATGCTTCAGCAGATGAAAAGCGACGGATGGAAATTCTTCAAAAAAGGAAAACTCTTCTGCGCTTCCCGCCGGAACAAATCCGGAAAACGTGAAGAGCTCGCACTCTTTATTCTGAAAGATTCTATCGTTATTCCGGCGCGTCCGTTTTTGCACATCGATCAAAAGAATGAACGGTATATTCTTCATTATTTGGGTACGGAGATCAGTCACGCACTGCATCCCGGAAAGGGAGGCGCCTCGTGATAGTCTACGACGCATTTATTGCAGCGATCAGAGCGCAACGAATACCGGTTATCGAACAGCCACAATCGGCAATTACAACCGGCCCGCAACTGGAACTGTGGCTTGAGGGGTTTACCCTTGGCGGCGAAAAAAAAGACGGTAACTCGTATACCTACGAAACGCTTACCGTTAAGGCTGACGTAACCGCCTCCGGCGTTGCCCGGGTTTTTGTATCGGGCCTGCGGAACATCTTACGAAAATTGATGGTGTTCGGCGAAGACGGCCTTTTTTTTCCTGCATCGTTTCCCGATCCTCATAACCCCGGGGAAACGATAACCAAAACTATGACAGCACGTTTTGAAAAACTGCAGCCCGGAAGTTTTGAATCTGAAAATGAGGACTCCCCTATGCCAGCCCGTTTCAAGGAAATCTGGCGTATAACTATAACGTATCAATCACATTTAATTCCGACAGAGGAGGGATCATGAGACCAGGTGGAAAAGACGGTTTTTTATACCGTATCGTTTCGGGAAAACTTGTCAGTGGAAGCGGGGATCCGCTTACCGCGGGGTTTTATAAAATTGTGAGCCGTGCGGAAACCGGCTCAGGGCTGCCGGAACCCAGCGCTGAAATGATTGAGTTGGGTTACAAAACATTAGGCCCGGGCAATATCTTTTACGCCACGGAAGGCTTGACACTTACTTCCGGCGATGCGGTACTGCCCATGGAGTTACGGCGAATTAGCTTTGTTACCGACGTGCAGGATTCCGGCCAAAAACAAAGTCATGATGTTACGACCCAGGCCGATGTCGATTCCGGCAGCCGCTCGTACATCCCCGGCGCGTTCCAGGAACGGACGGGGACGATCAACGGCGTTGTGGACGTGGACAGCGAGGAACAGCGGGAACTCTTTAACGAGTACCGGGAGATCGTCTATCAGGAAGGGGATCACGTCGGGGTTGCGCCGGCAACGTCACTGGAACACGAATACATGATGAGCCGCAGGGAAACCAGAGAGTCGGGGGAAACCGAAATGTGGGAGTACATGCCGCTTATATCGGAATCCATCCAGGCGCCTAAACCGATGGATGGGGTGCAGTCTTTCTCTTTTAACTACCGCATTGACGGCAAGCGGAAGCCATGTATGATCATTCGGGAGATAGCCTAATGATCCTCTCTGCAAAGGGTACCTATGCCTATGTCCCGAAGTTTAACGAGAACCGTTCTTTGCCAGAACGGGAACAGGTAACGGTGGAGATAATCCGGCCTCGGGCAGAGGAACGGGGCCAGCTATATAGTTTTGACCCTGAACGGGAAGTTGGTCTGACTGATTTTGAAAATCCTGGCGGAAGTGCGTCTATAACGTTTAAGACCCGCTATCGTACCGGACGGATTCTCCGTAACCATGTGGGGGTAATAAAGAATTTATCTGTCGAAGAAAACGGGAAAATACACGCTATAACCACCGGTGCGGAACTTGCCGAATGTACCGCTTTCGGAGTTGCCAATTTTATTCAGGAGCTGACAGCGGAAGTATTGTCGGATCAGCTCTCTGCCGAAGAAAAAAAAAGTACGCCGCCGCCTTCGAACTCGTCTACGAAGGATGGGCCGGAGAACGGTGGCACGATGTCTACAATGACAAACGGGAACAGTTCAGCTTTGGTATCCTCAAACGGGGAGAATTCGCAAACTACCTGACGGAAGATTTTTGGAAGGCCTTTGGCATCTGGCGGCAGTATTGCCGCCGGGGACTTCCGTCGGGCAAGGGCTGGCTTCACGAACCGGAAGCGCTTCTTGAATTGTTTGATTTGTTTGACGATACCAGAGACAAGTTAGACCGGCTAAAGCTGGAAGGAAACACGAATGGCGGTACAGCTAACCGATGAATTGCGGGTTCTCGTAGAAGCGGAAGTTGAACGGGCGATCCGTGACCTAAAACAATTTGACGATTCTCTGGAGAAATCCGAAAAGTCAGCTTCCGGCCTTGGCAAAGCTCTTGAAGCTATGGAGAAAAAAGCCCTTATCATGTCCGGGGCGGTAACCGCAGCTGGGCTTGCGGGTATCAAGGCAGCCGCTGACAACGAGAAGCTTCAGGCGTCTCTTGAGGTATTGCTTGGCTCCGCCGAAAAAGCTACGGCGGTCTTTGAAGAATGGAAACATTTCGGAGCAACGACACCGCTTTCGGTGGGGGAAATTTCCGGCGCCGGTAAAGCCCTGCTTGCTTTCGGCGTTGACGCTTCAGAAATAACGACGACTTTGCGGCGGTTGGGGGACGTAGCCCAAGGTGTTGGATCCAGCCTGGATCAGGTCGCTCAGGTGTACGGAAAGGTTAAAGTTCAGGGCAAAGCCTCCGCTATGGAAATACTGCAGATGCAGCGGCAGGGTATCCCTGTTGTGCAGGCTCTGGCCAAGGCACTCGGCACTACAGAGGCAAGTATAAAAGACATGGTCAGCGCCGGGAAAATCGGCTTTCCTGAAATGGAGAAGGCGTTTCAGGCGATGACCGAAGACGGCGGGCAGTTTGAAGGAATGATGGAACGGCTTTCCGTTACTACCATAGGGAAGTTCTCCACCGCTATGGACAATGCCAAACAGGCGGCGGCGTCCTTTGGTGATCTGCTGCTGCCTATGGTCAACGATACGCTTAACGCCGCGAACGATCTCTTCCAGGGCATTATGAACATGGACGACGGCACCAAGCGCCTTGTCCTTGGGTTCGGCGGTGTGGTTGCGGTATCGGGCCCTACGATTGCAGCGATACACGGAATCAATAAAGTGTTGGCAGCAACCAACCCCGCCATGTTGGCTATTGTTGCAGGCATTGCTGGTCTTGGAGCGGTTGTAGCGGTTATCAATAAACAGGCGCATGCGTATGAAGATCTGCAGAAAAAAATCAGGGAAACCGAAGATGCGTCAAAAAGTCTGCTTGCTGCATATTCGGGCGGAAATGACGCCAAACTCCTTGATGAAAAAACAACGAGAGAACTTATTAAGCTGTACCCCGAGTTAAGCAAAGTAATCATGGCAAATACCATAACGGTTAAAGAGGCGTCAGCGGCAGCGGAGGAAGCATCATATTTCCGGCGGCTTGCCGCTGCGGAACAAAAATACGCTTATGAAATTGAACGATATCAGGGTGAATTAGGAAAATTAAATAACTCAGTCAAGGAAATGGAAGCATCCATAGCCAATGGATATTATACCGGGGAACACCTTCAACAGATCAAACAGGATTTGGCAGAAAGTTATGCTATGCAAAGTGAATATTTCGATAAAATAACTGAGTTAACCAACCGGACTCTTGTTGAGGCCGCAGGTCCTCGCGTTGCAGTAACAGCAAGCGCTGATACCGTTTCCTTTGACCCCCCGGAACTTGGTTCAGGCACGACCAAAGATGCACAAAAAACCTGGCAGGAATGGTACAGCGAGATCACCAAGGTTGACCCTAAGTTAATTACCATGAAGGAACATGGGGAGGAGTTGGGGAACCTTTTTGTTGACAGTCTTGCCAATACCTATACGATGAATCAAAACCTCGCTGATGTTTTGGGAAACAAATTTGACATGGCAGGGGCGCTCCGTGGCCAGAAGGACGATATTGAGCGGGCGCTCAAAGAGCTGCTTTCCATCAGTCCTTCGGACATCGATGATCCGTTTGAGTTCAACGATAAATTTATCAATCCACTTTCTGAAGAATTTAAAAGACTGAACCATGCTATCGGGGACATTGAAATACAGGAGCTGGAGAAAAAAATTAAAGACTTCGGGAAATCCGAATGGCAGCTTGCACGGGAAATGGCGGAGTTTAACGGCTATACCAAAGAACAGCAAGAAGAAATTGCCCGGCTGACCGAAGAATACGCTATGCTTACCGAAGCAGAAAGAAACCTTGAAGATGTTATACGGAACGGCCTGACGAAATCGTTCCCTGAAATGTCCAAAATAGCAGTGGATAGTATTGCAAAAATCTCCGCAGCCCTTGCAGACGTTTCTTTCAACGGCATATTAAAAGGTCTAGAGGATGTCGGCTATGCCCTGGCGCAAAACGACGATGCCGCTAAAGCGTTTAAAGCCGCTATGGCGGACATGGTTCGTTCCATGATGGATATGCTGCCGGGACTCTTCTTGGAAGCAGGATTGCGGCTTATTATATCGGGCCAGTGGCCGTTAGGCCTTGCGTTTATTGCTATGGCCGGCAGTTCCGCCCTCATTAATGGCATCACCAAAGGGCTGACAAGTAGCGATGGCAGCGATGATACCGATCTTAACGCCCACGGTAATATGTTCAGTTCGCAAGGGATCATCCCGTACGGTAAGGGCGGCGCTTTCACCAATCAGATCATAACGGCACCTTCCTATTTCCGACACGGCGGAGGGTTGGGGCTTATGGGCGAAGCAGGGCCTGAAGCGGTAATGCCTCTTAAGCGTCTGGGAAACGGCGATCTTGGTATTGAAGCGTCCGGTATCGGTGGAACTCAAGTTGTAGTCAACATTTACAATAATTCCGGTGAACCGGTAACCCAGGAAGAACATACCGGCGAAGACGGCAGTCGGCAAATCGACATCATGATCGGCGAACTCGTCGGTGGCCAGATAGCCGCGGGGCGCCACGATTCGGTACTTGAAAGCCGCTTTGAAGGGCTTACCCGGAGGGGGCGTTAATGGCTTCCATCTCCTGGCCTGTGGAGCTGCCCTTTACCCTACGTACCGAAGGGCTTAAAGGCCAGTACAAAGATCCTGTTTTGCGTACCGACATGGATATGGGTCCGCCAAAGGCCAGGCTCCGGTATACACGGCCGGCAAAAAATTATACCGGTACCATTATCGTAGACGAACAGCAGCGGCGTCTTCTCGACTATTTTTACCGCATCACAACCAGATTCGGTGCGCTCCGTTTTAACTTTACCAATCCTCAAAGCCTGGAAGTCAGGGAGTTCCGTTTAAAAGCACCGCCGGATGAATCCAGTACCGCCGGGCGCTATACCATCACGCTGCAATTGGAAGAACTATGACCAACCCCGCTATAGAAGCCTTGACTGCACAAGAAACTGCGGAAGTCTTTTTGGTAATCGCTGTTATCAAAGTTGACGGGGAAGTTTCTTTCCGTATTGTCAATAATACCGAAGGTATCACTTCCCAGGGCGAAACCTTCGAACCATTCGCCTTTGCTTTTGTGCTGCCTTCAACCAGTGATTCGGGCATTAAATCAGCCGGTTTTGAAATTGACAACGTAGACCGTCGCATTCAGGAAACGGTCACGCTTTCTGCAGGCAAAGAAGTAACCGCAGAATTTAGCATCATCATGGCATCAAGTCCCGATGTTGTTGAGCGCGGGCCGTTCAAATACATACTCCGGGATTTTCAGGTAACCCGCACAAAAATTAAAGCGGTGCTTCATGATTTTTACCTGACCGATCTCAATATACCAGGGCTGCAGTACACTCCAAAAAACTTTCCGGGACTGTTCTGATGCCGCCGTCCTGGGTTGCTCACTACATTGGCATTCCTTTTGTCTCAGGCGGGCGGGATCATACCGGCTGCGATTGTTACGGCCTGGTACGTCTGGTATTGCTGAAACAGTTTGGATACAAGCTTCCTTTACTAAGTCTTGCTTATAATAACGCCTGCGATACCACAGAAATAGAACCACTCATGCAGAATCAACTGCCGTTGCTGTGCGGAAACCGGATACAACAGCCGGAACCGGGAGCGGTAATTGTTGTTCGATATGCGGGCAGGACCGCTCATGTCGGAATATTCACCGATGACGAGTTTATACTGCATACATTGAATAGAATCGGAGCTCATTGTATCAGCCGTCAGCACCGTTCAGTGCGCGGGGCTATGGAGGGGATTTACCGTGTCAGTCAAGCTTATCTCACTGTCCAACCCTCTTAGAGATGATCGGGTAGAACAGGAGATCCCTGCCGGACAATCTATCCGCGATATCTATTTTGGCCTTGCTACAGGTTATGTCCTTTCCCAGTGTCGCTGTCAGGTTGACGGCGCCATTATAACTGATTTTGAGTATATCCCGCCGGACGGTTCCACTGTAACGATCAAGGTTGTGCCGCTGGGCGGCGGCGGAGACGGAAAAGCCGTGGGAAGCATTCTTGGGGGAGTACTCGCTGTCTTTGGAGCCGTTATATCAATTGCTTCCGCCGGTATGTTAACGCCGGTTGGCGCTTTACTGATTGGTACCGGCGTAAGCCTGATACTGTCCGGAACGTTCCTGCTTCTGTACGAACCGCCGGATTTACCACAGTTCAAAAGCAATACACCGCAGACAAGGCCGGGTCTGCAGGGTGCAAAAAACCAGCCTCGTCCTTATGGATATGTACCGGTATTATTCGGCCGGAGCCTGCTTACTCCCGACATGGCTGCAGGGTATTACATCAGCATTCTTAACAACGAGCAATACTTAACCCAGCTTTTCTGCGCCGGTTATGCCAACATGAGCATAGAACTTGACTCGTTCAAACTTGGGGACACAAAACTTGTAGAACTCAGCGTTACCAAAGATATCCAGGCTATTCTTTCCGGCGGCGATCCGGTAATTCAGATGGAATTACTGTCGGACGGTTCACCGTCAACATTGTATCCCAGGCGGGTAAAACAGATACAGGTTTCCCGTCCGTTAAAACAAACTTTAGATGACGGAACCAGCGGAGCTGTCATTGTAACAACACCGGCGGATACAACAAAAATCGATCTTAATTTTACTTTTAACTCCGGGCTATTCGGCATCAATGATTCCGGAGATGTCGTCAGTGTCGGCATACGGATACTCTTATGGATAAAACCGGCAGATGCGCCTGATTCGCAGTACCTTCATTTTGGGTACATAAACGGATCAAATAGTGATCTGTGGGGAAGTTCAAAGAAGTCTCTTTTCCGTGCGTTTTCCGCACCGGTAACAAGCGGAGCGTGGACGGTTAAAGTTGAACATGGAGGCGCATTAGGCAGTGCTACACACCGCTATGACGACTGTTTTTTTGCAACCCTTAATGCGTTCCAGGACGGTCCACCGGTGTCACCTGATGCGGCAAAAAACATCCAACTGATTGCCCTTAAAGTAAAAGCTACCGATCGCATCAATGGAGTTATCGATAATTTTAACTTTATTGCCCAGGCTGTTGTTCCGGTATATTCCGGTAACGGTTCAGGGCCATCCGCATGGGAACCGGCACTTACCCGGAATCCCGCCGCTGCTTTGCTGTACGCTTTACAGGGTCCTATAAACAGACGCACTGTGGACGATGCGTATATCGACTGGAAAACCCTGGAAGCCTGGTTTCTCTGGTGTGATACTTACCGGTATTTTTGCTCCGCTGTTTTGTCAAATAAAACAACGCTTATGGAATTGCTTAAACAGATTTGTTTTATAGGCAGAGCAGAGCCGGTACGGAAGGACGGCCGCTTTTCCGTAATCCAGGACATAATACGGCCGGTTCACTTTCAACTGATTACCCCAAAAAACAGCATTGACTATTCTCAAACGCTTGGGTTTCCCTATATTCCGCAAGCCCTGGAAATGCAGTTTGTTGACGAAACGTCCGGCTTTAAAGAAGACGTTCGTAAGGTTTTCAATACCCCCACGGGGGAACAGGAAGACTCTGATCCGTCTGATTTCCAGGGTGTTGTCTTATGGGGTGTAACCGATGCCCGGCAGGCTTTTTTACTTGGGAGGTATCAATATGCGTGCCTCTTAAACCGGCCTCGTGTACACACCATCATTCTTGACTTTGAGTACCTCACGGCAGATAAAGGCCAATGGATAAAATATTCGGGCGATACCGCCATGTCCGGCATTGCTTGGGGCCGCATAAAAGAAGTAATCCAAACCGGTAGCGTAATCACGGCATTGGTACTGGATGAAATGGTACAGATGGAAGAAGGAAAATCATACCGTATTCGGATTCGGACTGCACAAAATAATCAGGGTGAATATGCGGTAATTTACCGTCCGGAATACACCAATTATTTATTGTTGGATGAACCAATACCGATCTCTTTTGGCGCCGCTGTTGAAAACCTCTATGCGTTCGGTGAAACTGGCTTAGTAACGCTTGATCTGCTTATTGTCGACATTGAACCGGTCAGCATGGATCAGGCCCGGCTTAAATGCGTTGATTATGCGCCTGAAATTTTTGGTGTCGATATGCCCAATTATGTGATTCCTCCCTGGAACCCCAATGTGTCTGTCGGCGGAGCGCTTGATTCGGGTATCCCCGAAACACCTCCGCCCGCCTACCTTCACCAGGTACAGGAAAAAATAGTTGAAATCCAGATCGATGTAACTGAACGTCCTACCTATACCGAACTGGTTAATGGGTTTGCCAGGGCAGGAACGACCGTGATACCTGCAGTACTTACACTCGCTGCCGCCGGCGGTTTCCGTTTTATCTCACTTACCTGGACAAAACAAACAAACCTTTCCAACCTCAAAGAATATCAGGTGCAAGTATCTGAAGATGCCGTTACCTGGTATGCACCGCGGTTTGACGGCCAAGGACTGGAAGAAGCCACATGGAGAGGTGAAGAAAACGGCGTGTTCGCTACCGTTGCGACTATGGTAGTACACCCGAATATTTCCCCGGCAGGATCCGCACATGCACCGGCCGGCCGTTTTTTATATTACCGGGTACGGCAGCGAACCATGCTTGACGCGTATTCCGACTGGAGCGCTGTTATCGGAGCCGAAACAAAGCTGACCGATACCGGCGATTACGGGACAAATAGTATTTCTGCCAACGCCCTTAAAACGGCGGAACTGCTTGCGATGTTTGCAAAGCTTACCGAAAGCCTGATTGTCGATCCTCGCTATGGTATTTCGTCCGAAAACTCCGAATGGTCTGATGGCGATACCAGGGCGGTACTCAATGCCCGGCAAATTGCTTTTCAGTTTTTCATGGATCAGGTCTGGGTTACTATGGCCAGGCTGGGATTGGAAGGCGTTGAAGCAACCCAGCTGTATTCTCCTGACAAACTGTTTATTACC